CCTGATTCGTAGTAGCACAGATAAATTCCGGTACCGGTAATATCCGAAGCAGTAACATCTGCGCCGGCAATCGTAGTCAGTGCTTGAGTAGCACCGTTGGTATCAAAAACTACCGGTAATGTACCGGTAGTACCGGAAGGGATCGGCTGTGCCAAACGGAACAGAATCAATCCGCTAAATGGAGCAGAAAGGAACGGATGATTCCGGAAAGAGAAACGTACGTTGGTAGTACCTACGGTAACCCCTGTACTCTCCAATCTTGGAATACCATTCTTATTTGCCATGATAAAAGGACTAATGAATGCCATATAATGCCTCCTTCCTTTTATCCCCAACCATTAAAATTGCCCCATGCTCCAATACCATTGTAAAGACCATACTGAGCTGCAACGCAAGAAGGAATCCCTACAACCGGACTATAAGGCACCTTCGCTACTTCCGGCTGATTACATTCGATTTTTGCAAGACGAGCACTCAAATCATTTAAAGCTGCACCAAGAGGAGCCGTTGCCTGTCCGACGATCTGAGAGGTCATGGCAGAACTTTTAAATGTGCTATTCTCCTCACGAAGTTTATCAATCTTGTTCTGCATTTCGCGCATTTCAGCCGCACGCTGGCCGGCAAGAATCTGTTGTGTGCTATCCTTGATGGAATTTTGCAGATCACAAGTCTGACGTTGAGTTTCATATGCAACAGAAGCAAAGCCTCTTTCCTGACCAGTCGCAACACCGTTAATGGCATTTTGCAATGTGTTCGTTTGCTGACAGATCGCCAGACGGTTTTCGCAGCAGCATGAAGCAATCTGTTGAGCGATCTGACAGTTACCCTGCTGGATAGCATTGATAATCTGCATTGAGCTTTGACCAACCTGATTTCCTACCTGTTGTACCTGTGACATCACCCCATTGATAGCATTCTGAACCTGACCGATTGAACAGTTTAAATTAGTAGCCAGATTGTTGATTGCCTGTCCGTTCCCTTGAATTGCACTCATAAGTAACTCCCTTCCTGCATCGTTGTTAATTAAGTTAGGGATACCGGCTCCAGCAAATCCGCCACCGTTTCCGCCATCTCCATTATTTCCCCAGCCATTGCGTCCAAACAATGGGAACAGGAAGAACAGGAAGATTATCCAAAGGAACCATGATCCATCTCCGCCAAATCCGCTGTTGTTCTTTCCTTGCATAGCAACCAACAAGTTCGGATCAATACCTTTCTGTTGCAATAGTGGAGCAAGCATAGCCATCATTCCACTACCACCACCGTTCCCGCCTGACTCCGGGAAAACGTAAGTCTTTGTTTCACTCATATTAATATACAATTATAACACGGTCAATATTAACCGCACCACAAAAGTATATAATAGGAACTGCGTAAATCAGAGCTCATTTTCAAGCGATTTGCGAATATTTTGCAGATATATTGCAATCATTTTGTTTGCCAGTTTACGGCTTTCGAAAGTAGATATAAGGTAACGGATACTAGCGGATGTCTTGTGAAGAAAAGTCGCTATTTGTTCAGGGTATAGCCCGTATTCAGTGAGGAAGAATACTACAATAGAACGGGCGTCAACAACTTCAGTAACTTTACTTGATGAAAGGATCAATTCAGTAGAAACTTCAGTTTCTTTTCCAACAATATTTAGAATCTCGGCAAAAATCTCTGACTTACACATAGTAATTTAATTTTTTATTGTACTTTTGCCCTTGCCAATCAAACTTACGGTTATTGAAAGAACAAAAGCATGTATAGAAATGTTAAGGACATTATACCCCTGGCACTATCTATGCATGCTTTTGTATGTTTAAAAGTTTGATTGGCGTCAACTTTAATGTGTCGGGGGTTATTTTTACTCTATCCCCCAAAGAGTCACGTTTGTTAATGATGTTTCCTATGCCAGCTTTCTACCACCGGCAAATCAGAATATTATTTCATATTATCCTCCTTTCCTTTTCCGTTTAACAATGATATATCCTACAATTATAACAACATTCAGCGCAACTAACGCCCAGACTATCCCCCCTATCTGCTGGGGAATGGTAGTTTCATCTTTTTGCTTATCTTCTTCCTTCCTTTCCTGAACAGCTGCCTTTATATTATCATTCACAACAGCAGACTGATTCAAGCTCGTAGATTTATCCTCCTGCTTCTGTTTGTTGCTTTCCCGCTTTTTGGTTTTCTTTGTCTCGGACTTGACAGGAGGTCTACCCGTTCCTGGATCGGTTGGCTTATCTGTATCATAAACGGTTGTCACTTCTTCAACCGTTTCGGCTACATTCTCGTTCTCTGTCTTATTCACTTGCTCACTGGCAGAAGTGGTGTCTTTTCTCTGATGGTTGCCGATAGATTCAATGGATGTTTTCTGTTTCATACTTGATTTGTGACTACCACAGGAACACATTGCCGACACTAGCAAAACGACAAATATCAACCGTTTCATAATACCCCCTCTTGTGGAACCGTCCACTCAGGACCGCTCAATATACTCCTTAGCTCGGACGAATCATGCCGGTACGAGATCATAGCATCTTCTTCTCTCAAGACGGGATAGATATAATCTTCATGCAGGATAACTTTCAACCCGTCAACTGATCTTCTTGCTTGTGCCGGGACCACAACACCGTGATTCAGGCACCATTCTACTGTTACAATTACGTATTTCATAACTTTCTTGTTAATTTTAAGGGAATATTTGTTTGTTCTCCGGAAAGCTCTTTGTGACATTCTTATCGTAGAGGACTTCTATCTCAATAGGCTTGTCGATTGCGATTTGAGCCATTATTCCTAAATTATAAATTCCATCACTCAATGAAATTGCCGGTATATCGTACACTCCATCTTTAGATATAGGATAAGTCCAAGGGTCTTTAGTTGAATCAATCATCATTCCCATTAATCCAACTGCCCAATTACCTTCACCAACGCTATACTGATTAAGTCCTGTGACTTTTATTTTGTAAGACGGTACTTCAATCGGCTCTC